CGCAGAAGGAATGTTGAACACAATAGAACAGCTAGCCATTCCAGTAACCCAGGCTGGTAATTTTGTTACCGCTAATCTGGGAGGAATTCTAAACTGGATAGGTGGAAAAACTGGGGCAAGTGCAGACGCAAGGCTATTTATGCAAGAAAAACAAGCCTTTTTATCCCAACTGACTAGAGCCTCTGGAGAAAAAGGTGTATTAACCACACAAGACGTTGATAGAATTAAAAATGCGTTACCCAATCTAAACGATACAAAAGAGGTCAGAGAAAGAAAGATTCAAATATTGAAAGATTTATTCCAGACCATAAAATCTGGTTCAGTGTCAGCATACACAACTCCGTTACCCTCTGGACAGTCGACTGGAGGATTAAGTGATTTTGAAAAATAATATGCCTTTTGATTATCAAGCAGCAACAAAAGCTGGTAAGACGAAACAAGAGATTATACAATATCTTGCTACATCAAGAAATGTGTCTCAAGCGACACTAGATAAACAATGGTTGCCTAAGGGCGAAGATTTTACTATAAGAGCATTATCTAGATTTAAGCCACAAGAGCAAGTTGATACCACGGTTAAACCAGAAGAGACTGGTGGAGTCCTCGGTTTTCTTGGCAAAGTTATCGGTGGAGAAAAGTTAGCTAGGGGGATTGGAGCAAGATTAGCCTCGCTTGGTGGAGATTATCAAAAGAATGTACAAGCTGCTGTTGATGCTGGAGAATTAACAGAGGAACAGGCTAACCAACTATCTATTGGCGGGGTTAATGCTAAACAAATGCTTGGGTCTGCAATAGAGACCGCCGCTACAGTGGCAACGCTTGGCGTAGGTAGTGCCGCCGTTAAGGGTATTAAAGGTGCTGCAATTACTGGAGCTAAACTAGCTGGAACTGGAGCGGCGGCGGGTTTTGGTGCTGGGCTAGTAGACAATAAGAACATTGGGGAAAGCTTAAAACAAGCATTTACCACTGGGTTAACCACTGCCGCTACCGCAGGTGTCTTTAGTGCCTTGGGTAAGTTGGGCAAGGTTGCATTAGAAAGGCTTCCAGTCAAATTATATGCCTCCGCCGCTAAACTAGAAAAAGAAGTGGCTAACACAATGATGAATGAGGGACAGATGGGAACTCTTGCAAAATTAAAGGCGATTGCAGATAACCAGATAGATGATATAAGTAATACAATAACATCAAAAATAGCCAATAAGAATGGGACATTTGTCTCTAAAGACTTTCTACAAAGAGTAGTTGGAGATATTAAAGGGAAGTGGCAAGGAGCTAGTATTGACGAAATTAAAACAGCTCTAAGAAAGTGGAAAATAGACCCATTCTTATCTGGTAAAAAAGTTGATTTCTTAACGGTTGATAATATAAGAAAAGGATTGGGAACAGAATTAAGAACGGTATGGAAGATGGAGGGAAGTCCCAAGTTTAATAAAGATGTTGGTTTGACCCTATGGAAGGAAATTGTGAATACAATTAGACCATCGACAGATACAATCACCGACTTTAAGCGTTTCTCTGATTACATTAGTGCCTCTAATAAGCTTGGTAGTATACTTAAAAATCAAGACAAAAAGTTTGGATTAAGCCTAAGCGACTTATTGGTTGGGGGAATTGGGTTGGGTGGTGGAGGAGCTACTGGTGTAGGTGCTGTTATAGCAAAAAAGGCGATAGAATCGCCAATTGTTAAGACTGCCACAGCAGTTGGATTAAATAAAATGAATACACTTATAGACAAAATTCCAGCCAAGTATTTTGATAAAGCAGGTAGAATATCAAGAACAGCCTTAGTTAGTGCGTTAAAAGAGATGGGGAATACTGGCGAGTAACCGCAGTTATTTCCTATTTATCTTACTCCCGATATTGGAATCATCAATCAAGTTGGCTACAAAGATTACTAGGAGTACGATAACTATTGAAATTATTCCTATCATATATATATTATAGCATTATTAAAGATTAAATCAATGACCAAAAAAGAGTTTAAAAAACTGAATAAGATTATATCTCTTTTTGAGGATAAGTTGGAATCTACGGCTATTGAGAAGGGAATTGATATAACGTCTTCTAAATTTCAACAGAATTTAGATGATTTTAAGAGTAAAATATTGAGCAAAAGTGGTTACACACTTGATGATTATAATTATTTTGATAATCAAGGAGACAAAGATGAATCAGACAATCTTCTAGTTCCCAAAAAGGACGTTGAAGATATAATTGGTTTATTTATAGATAAAATCACTGGAGACGTGGACAATAAGTTGAATGATATGTATAAAGATAACGACAATGAGTTTATTGACCTTAGGGATAGAATTATTAAATTAGAGAATAGAAAGCCAGACGTATTAAATAAAATTGTTAAAGAGACGATAATAGAAAAACCAATTATTACGGTTATTGAGAAGGAGAAATTGGTACAACCCAAAGCTGATAATAATAAGGATAAAGAATTAAACAATGTAGTCCTAGGGTTAAGAGATGTTGAGGGAAGGGTTAATATACTAGAAAAAGCAACAACCGATGTCTCTGGTAGGTTGGGAGTAATCGACACGGTCTCAGAGAGGATGGATTTATTATCAAAGGATTTCACTTGGTTCTCCAATAAGTTTAAGCGACACACTCTACCTGGTTCAGAATGGAATTCTGCAATTACAGACCAGAGATATTATACAAAGGGACAGATTGACAATATGGGGTTTTCTACAGACGAGAAAGTCAAATATGACTCCGCCGACCCCACCGCAGGATACTTGGGAGCAAAGGTGGTCGCAGGGTCAGGTATCACCATCTCTGAGGGAACGGGTGGAGATGAAAACAAAGTAAAAATTACCAACAGTGGAGTAATAACTGAGTCTGACCCAGTTTATAGTAGTTGGTATAATTCTGGTTCGCCAACATTAGCAGATTTATTTATTACCAATGAATTAGATATTGGAAATGGTGCTTTTGTTGTTGAAAGTGATGGAAAGATTGATTCCAACACTGGGACAATTGATTTTAAGGATAATAATATAACCACCACGGGAAACGTTACTGGAATAATCAAATACCATATACAAATCCCAGTAACCAATCCAACTGGTGCAGATAGCTTTCTAACCATAAAAATTCCTAGAACAGCAACAATTACTTCTATTAGGGTTCTTCCAATTGGAGGTACAAGTATTACTTGTAGATTAAGACAGACAAACGCAACGGGCGGAAGTCCAGCAGATATATTCGCATCTGCGACCTTCAGTTCTGGCTCAGAAAGCACACCTACAATCACAGGCGGAAGTATAACCGCAGGAAATAGAATTTTATATGTTTCATCAGCAATAGTTGGCACAGTCGTCCAGCTACTTTTTGATATAGAATATACAATGTCATCAAACTAATATGGATTTTCATTGGAAAGGTTACATAGATAACGACCGCACAGACGAAGCAGTAAATGTCGCAGTTCCTGCTGGTAAAGTGATTTATATTGATTTTGACGCAGACCCAGCGTCAGATACAACATACTTCCACGTTTTATTCACTTATTTAATACCAACAGCATAATATGGCAGAATTTTATTGGGGTGGCATAATAGACACAGATATAACAAATCAAGGCAATTGGAATGATGGTGCTTCTGGTTATCCTGGTGCAGGAGACGATACCATTTTTGATAATTCTCCTAGTTCTCCGTATTACCCTTTTCCTAATAGCCCTGGCTCGGTAGACAATACTTGGGCGTCAATAAAATTAGCTGGGTTTAGTATGGATATTGGGACATTTGAGGGAGCAGTAACGCTTCAAAATTCCAGCGGTTATGGTGGTCAAACACTAACAGCAAGTGATAGAAATGGGGCGATTACTTATGACAACTCAGGAGATGGTTCTGGTGGTGCTGGCGATGGTTGGGATTTAGCAGGAACATACGCTTCTGATTGTGTAGTAAATTGTAATGGTTCAGGTTCTTCTTATCTAACAACTTCTGGCACTTTTTCAGGAACAGTAAATCTTAATAGTGGCGGAGTAGATTTAATAAATGGCTCAACTTGGGGCGGAACTTTCAACATCTATGCTTGTAATTTTTATAATGCCAATTTTAACATCGTTAATTGGGTGGGTGGAACGATACAAAACAATGGTAATACCAACTCAATAACAGAACTAAATGCTTATTCAAGTATTGATTTTACTAGCTCATCGGGAACATTTGATATAACAGATTGCTATCCAATGCACGCTGATTTAACAATCAATCACAGCAATGGAGCAATAAGAATACAGACAAGTAAGATAGATTTTCCAGGCATAGCTAATGTTAAAAAAGGAGTCGTATATGATAATGGTAATTTAACAGGAACTTATGCTCCAGTCGTAGTCGGACTTTTGGGCTAATTAAATAATTAAAAACTATGATTAAAATAAATCCAACAACAATAAGAATAGAAGCTGGTAAAGATATAACCTTAGACCAGTTAATAGCAGTAAATAATACAATAGTAAAAACTATTACTGACTTAGGCACAAGAAGATTAGATTTAGAGGTAGACTTAAAAAAGACAATATCTAAGACCAGCAAAGATATTCTAACAATGGCTTATAAGAATATGTTGTTATCTACCACTAATTTAGAAGGACAAAAGACAAATCAAGAAGCCCTGATTGCAGAAGCAAGGTCGTTAGGGGTAAAGACAGTCGCAGAGATTAAGGAAGAAAAGTAATGGAAGAACTTTTACTACAATTAGGAACGGGGGCGGTATTGGCAGTAGTAATCCTTGAAAAAGGGATTGCTTTGATTAAGTGGATTTTAAGCCGTCAAAATGGCGGTAAAGATAATAAACAAGACATAGGATTAGCCACAATAGATTTAAGATTAAGGACCATAGAAACAAACCACTTGCCACATATACAGAAGTGTTTGGAGGAAAATAGTAAGGAACATACAGATATCAAGGTTTTACTTGGAAGGATAGAGGAAAGGTTAAAGTAGTTCTTAAAAGTTAGAGGGTTGATAGGTGGTTCAAATATCACCAATTAGCCCTTTAATAAGGAGAAATACTATGAAAGAGGTGGACGACAAGATGAAGCACGACCTGGCACTGGTTCAGTGCGACAATTCCTCTTGTGAGGAGAGAGGAGACAGAACTATCTGTTATCAGGACTGGAAAACGTGCCCTAGGCGGGTTTTCTGGGCTTCAATCCTGAAAAGAGAGGGGGTGGTCGCAACATCTAACTAGGGTTAAAACCCCTATACCAGTTTGACCGTCATAGGGCTTTGGCAGCTGAGCCAATCAACTGCCACCATTTTTAGTTTATTCAAGGGCGGAGGGGAAGCTCTCTGCTTCAGCACTCTCTCCGCTGGGCAGGTCTATTCTTCTCCCTGCCCTTGAGTAAATTATAAAATAGTAGATAATAAGAGTATGAAAAAGACTATCTTTCTTAGTGCGGGTCATAGCTTCTCTCAACCAGGAGCTGTTTATAGTGGACTCAGAGAGGCTGAACTTACTATTGGAGTTAGAAATGCTTTGTTTCCATTATTAATGGAGCAGGGATTTGAAGTATACTGCCCTCCAGATTATCTTGATTTAAGAGGTAGTATCGATTGGGTTAACAAAATAGCGAAAGATTTGAACGATGGATATTGTCTTGAAATACACTGTAATGCTGGTGGTAGGAGTGGAGCTGAGATATTCTACTATGCTGGGGATAATAAGAGCAAGTCTCTAACAGATAAGATTATAAACTCTTTTTGTGCAAAAACTGGTATTATAAATAGGGGCAGTAAACCAGATACTAATGCAGCAGTCGGTTCTCTCGGTTGGATTAGAAAGACAAACACTTGGGCTGGATTACTTGAGATTGGTTATATGGATAATCCAAATGACTTAAATAAGATTAAGAATTATCAATTGATGGCTCAGGGTGTCTGTAATGGATTACTTGAGCTTTTTAAATAACCAAAGGTCGTAAGTTAACATAATTTAATATACAAATATGAGCGTACAAGCAATATCAGCATTTATAGTCGGTGGGTCTATCTTAGCTAGTTTTCTGACTAAGGCACTCGCATCATTCTTAGCTAGTATTAAAGCCAAATACGGAGACCTAGTTTCTCAATTCCTTCTATTAGTTATCTCCTTCGCCCTAGCTGGAGTGGCTATTGGATTCGGATTATTACCAGCCAAAATAGTGGAAATGACCGCAGTAATTTTTGGTGGAGCAATCGTCCTTTATGACGTACTATATAAGGCAGTGTATCAACAGTTAATAAAGGGAGAAAAACCTCTCTAATGGGCTATTAGAGCCTCTAAACGCAATAAAAAAGCCCCTCCCGTAGGGGAAGGGTGAAAATGTTACTTTTACATATCTCTGGCGAGATTACTATATAATACAACACCAGACGTAACTGTCAAGGTTTTTTGTGTCCCACTATTCTTTTATCTTCTTATAAGCCTCCTCTATCGCATCCTCCATAAGAGAAGCATTATAAGAGAATATCGCTGGTAGTTTACCATCTTTAAAGGCATTCTTAATTAAATCTAATTCAGCCATCTCTACGTCTATTGTATCCAAATTTTTCTCTATTGCCCCCTCAAATTTGGCAGTTATTCTTCCAAAAGTCCTCCTAAAAATACCATCAACTCCGTCCTGATATTTACTAGAGACGGCTGTAAGAAGATAATTTAAGAAAACTTCCTGTGGGGATACCACTTCGCCTCCCCTTGATTTTATAACTAGAGCTAACCTAATTTTTAGTTTTGGCATATTTATTTAATTATTAATAATAACTTCGACCCTATCTTCATCTGATTTATATTTTCTTATCCTTAAATCAGTGCAAAATCTATCGTCATCTACTAACCCAGCCTTAACTATACAATCTTCTAGCCCCTTAATAAAATTACTTACATCTGATTTGAGCCACGCACTCTTAATATAAACCCTAATATCTATAGAGTATTCACCAATAATTTTATCTACACCCTTAGGCAATAACATAAGAACAAGTTCTATATACTTATTATACTCTCTCGTTTTAAATCTCTTGCCTTGCCACAACCTATTATTGCTTAATGGCTTAATTGGAAGTTGGAATTTAATCATATTATCCAACTTAACATAATTATTGGTTTTTATACAAATTATCTATCATTCCCTTAATGAGATTAGTCCTACCTAATGCCTGGCTCATTTTCGTGCAAATAACTATTTTTTCCTTATCATCTGTTATTTTTACAAATTCTTCTGGGTTTGGGAAGCCTTCAGCCTCTTTAATTCCTTCATCTGTAATTCTACTCAAGTATTTTAAAACCCTAGTTTTCTCCCTCATTTTACCAATATTGTAACAGAACCAAACGACACACCCTTGAATAAGTAAAATCCAGATTAAAAAAAATATTATATTCATTTTAATCTTTTTTTGTTTTAATATTTTCTTCTTCGACCTTTTTTCTTACAATCCAAGTATTCTCCTCTTCTGTCTTAATTACATCAAACCTATCCTTATCAATAAGATATGGTAGATTAGCTATAAAATCTTCTAATATAATGTTTATCTTCATACTCTATCTCTCCCTTAGTTGTTTAATCATCTCCTCCAATTCGTCTAATATAAATCCGTCTAAGTGTTTTTTTGGTATTAGTAAATAAGTTATATCTTCTTCAGTTACTATCCCATTTCCCTTTTTTGGGACAAATTCAACTAAGCCAGATTGACCATTATTATATATTTCTAACTTTACATTTTTAATAAGATTATTTTTTGTTGGTTTATAAGTCATATTTTCATTTATTTTTTTAAGAGTTTTATCTAACTTTCTACTATATTCTTCCCAAATTCTTGGTTCTATTATGTTTTTTGCTCTTAGGAGTCCTAATTTTATTTTCATACTCTATCTCTTTTGGTTAGGAGTTAAAAGTTATTTGTTTGCTTCAAAAAATGCTTTTGCAAAACCCGCTGGCGTTATACTTCTTCTCTCTTGCCTTGTTAATTTTCCAAATGCTTCTGGGTGGATTTCTCGGCTTGCCAATCTATCAAACTTTTTCATTTTTACTGGATTAAGAGAATGATACGGAGCATCAACTTTTATCTTACCGATTTTCTTTTTCGGTTCGTTAAACCAACCCCATAAATTAGTTTTCTTTTTGTATCCGTCGCCAAACTCATAAGGGTCAAATTGAAACGCTGGTTTTCCTAAAAAGTATTTTAGCATTCCATTAGGATTTTCTAACGCCCAGAACTTTATTGGCAATGTTTTCTTTTTGGGGTGCGGCGAGTATTCCATAAATCTCATTTTTCCCTATTCTTAGCATCTTTTTTCCCCTAAACTCCAAAATATCTTTTTCAAATTGTGTCTGTAAAATATCGTAATCGGGCAAGGTGATAACATAAACCTTATATCCTGCGTCTTTATATGGTTTTGACCAAGCACCTGTTCCTCCACATAAATCAAGTATTATCTTCATTCTTCTTTGTCTTATTTGGTTAGTTAATCTTCAAGTCTAAATCCTAATGCTCCTAAAAATCCTTCTAAGTTAGCTTTCTTTATTACTATATTTCCCCCACGACCATAAAACTTAGCACAACTTAATTCAGCATCACGCAGGTTAGCACCACACAGGTCAGCACCACTCAGGTTAGCATCACATAGGTTAGCACCACACAGGTCAGCACCACTCAGGTTAGCATCACATAGGTTAGCACCACACAGGTTAGCACCACATAGGTTAGCACCACGCAGGTTAGCACCACTCAGGTCAGCATCATATAGGTTAGCACCACGCAGGTTAGCATCTCCTTTTTCTATGATTGCCTCTTTATAGGTGGTCTTGGTGCTTTGAAATATAACCTCACCAGTCCATCTGTTTTTGATGGCTATGCCCACTACTTTTTCTTCTTTCTTATTATCTATTTCTTGAACATATTTTCTAACTTTTTCTATGTTGTCTAAAACTTCTTTTTTGGTTATCATCTTATTTTCCCACCCCTATTATGTGTTTTAGGAGTGAGTGTTATTTTATTTGCCTAATTAAAATCCAAACCAGATTAATAATAGGGTTCCACCAATAGACAATAATGACGCAACCCACAACATTAAATTCCTACATTTTCTAATTTTTCTTGGTATGGTGTATGTAAGAGTCTAACCACCACCACTAATCCAATCTCCTGATGGTATTTTTCTAATTTCTGGCTCAACCCTTAACAATTCTCCAGCATAACTATTCCATTCCCAAGCTCTGTTTTTATCTTTCAAACATACTTCCTTAATAGCATTTATCGCTTCTTCTTTGTTTTTAGCAACAGCAAATCCTATTCCACCCGTATAATCTATTCGTATGTCGTGCCAAATAAATAATTTATATTTTTCTTTATTCATAAATTTTTGTTAAATGTGGGGGTTAAATTGGTAAATTATCTAAATGAAATTGACAAAAATCTTTCCCATCTTTTGCTTTTTGTTCACAATCTTTATCTGCACATTTTTTGCAATCACAACAAGTGCAAGCACCTCCTCCTAAATTACAATTTGGACACACATTTCCACAAAAGGAACAGCAATTTACTACTTTTTCTCCTGCCCCTTTACCGTCCTGAATATCAAAAGGATAATTGGCACTATATTTTGCACCACATTTTTCACAGATATAGTTTACTTCATTTTTTTCCCATTTGTGGTTACATTTTTTGGTCATATTATTTGATTTGTTTAATTCTTTTTATCTCTTTTTTAACCATCTCCCAAGAACCGTATTTTTCTGATAAATGATATTTTTTCCCGTCAACTATTCTTATTTTATCAAGATGTATATCAATCTTGTTGTCTTCTAATATGTTAGCGTGAAATCTGTTACCAATATCGTCTACGTATCTGAAAAAATCATTGTATCTTTTCTGATAACCACATTTATATAATAGCTTCGTCGGATTAACACAGGGCTTAAACATCATACTTTCTATCGATTAAAATAATCTTAATTGTCTATCGTCTCCTCCTTCCTCTTTTACCCTTTCTTTATCATCAATAAAGACAAAATCATAAAGGGTATATTTCTGACTTGGGTAATATCTACTTCTAAAGGTTTGTTTGTGGCATTGAAATTTGTATTTCCTTAACTCATCGGCTGTCATTGTCATCTTTTTGCCCTTATAAATAAACACCATACCACCAGCTTTAATTGCCTTAGACAGTTCCGTATCTCTTATTGAGGCGATATTGCCACTATACAGTTTCTCGAACTCTCTTTGAATCATATTCTTTAAGTTCCTTGTGGAACTTGGTTACTATTTTTTTAATATTATTAAACCTTATGATTGATGGTTTATATTCTACTAGAGTTAAGAATGGGTGTCTTCTAAATATTCCCAAATAAGTTCTCTTATTAAAAGCTCTCGCCTCACATTCTAACTGGAACTTCCATTTGTCTGGTATCTCGTCTTTCATCGGAGAATCTGGGTATTTAGTTTCCCATAACATATCATCAAACAAGAAATCTGGCTTAACCACAATCACTATCTCGTCATCTATTTTAATCTCTCTCTTTTCTTGATAAGAGCATTTTGCCTTGTTCCAGGATAACAATTTTGACAAATAATCTTCATAAGCACACCCACCTGCAATATTTTCACACCCGTAGATATTTACTTCTCTCTCTTTGTGAAAATCCTCTACACGAAAGTAACCCTTTGATATTGCATAGACCTCGGACGCATAATATCTGCCAATTTGTCGTTTATGTAAACCCTGGTCTTTCTGGTTGACATATTTAGATAATAGTTCTTTTATCTTCATTTTTTATAATACTATTTAATACAGTTCTCTTTATAAAATATGTATTCTTTAAAAGTCCTATCACATTGGCGACTCTCTATGTTGTTATCTGTGTTTATATCTACCTTTTTATCATTAACAATTTTAATAAGTAAGAGAGAAACTATAAGAATCAACATAATTACAAGCACCAACTCTATTAACGTAAAAACTTTGTTCATAATAAATTACTTATCTCCAACCCCATAAAAGGGTTGGGGTGAATAAACTATTTCTTTGTGTAGATTAATACTAGCAATAATATATTCACTGCTACAAAGCCTAAAATTGTAAAGAATCCCATATCCATATTATTTAGTTAGATTTAAGAAGGGGACTGTTCCTCCTGGTATCATTTGTGTTGGAAGAATACCATTCCATTTCTCAATGGCTTTTAACGCAACGTAATCTTCTCCGCCCTGGCTGTTGATAGCTTGGGCTTGTATTTGAATAGCCCTAGCCTCAGCCTCTGCTGTTGCTACCCTCTGCTCAGCTTCAAACTTAATTTGTTCTAACTTATTCTTAGCCGTCAAAGCATCTTGCTGTGCTACTTGCTTAGCCTCTACTGCTTTCTCGAAATCTACTGAGAAGTCAAAATTCATAATAGATAATTCATCAACTATAATATTTCTGATGGCTAACCTCTCTCCTAGTTGGGCTTTAACCTCTTCTTTAACAACCTCTCTCTTTTCAATTAACTCTTGTGCTGTAAACTTAGCAGATATTGCCTTTAAACTCTCTTGCATAGCAGGATTAATTATTCTACTTTCGTAATCCTTACCAATTTCTTGGTACACTTTATTGGCTCTATCTGGACTTATATGATAGTTGAGAGCCAATATTGCGTCAACTGTCTGAATATCTTTTGAGTAGGCAACGGCCTCGGCTTCATATTTAACCGTTCTAACATCTAGGCTTCGGATAGTTTGGATTAAGGGAAGTTTGAATTGTATTCCCTCTCCTAAAACCCTATCCCCTACTTTCCCTTGACCCATAAGCCCCGTTAATAGCACTCCCCTGTGTCCAGCTGGAATTATCCTAAATGAACCAAAGAATACTATTAAAATTACCAAACCAATGGCTATATCTTTAATTAATTTTCCTGTTCTAAAATCTCCCTGTGCGTTGTAATAATTAAACATTTTTTATTCTTTATTTTAATAATTAATTTTCGACCTTTATCTTTTAGACTTAAACAAGAAACTACTAATAATTCCAAGTATGTAAGAGTAGAAAATTATTGGTAATATAAATATTGCCTCCATATTATTCTGTTGGTACGTCTAGTTCTTCTTTCCCCTCTAGCCCCTCTTGACTTCTTAGCAACGCATTCTCCGTCATCTTCATAGCAAGTTCTTGCAATTCTAATGAATGTTTTTTAAATTGTTCAAAATTAAAATCTACGTCAGCTATATTCATTTGAGCATAGGCTGCCATTAAAGAACCGAAGGGAAATGTCCAACTCTCTTTTATAAACTTCCTATCCCACTCACTATTAAATACTACCTTCTTTTCTTGTGTCATCTTTTTTTTCTTCTTCTAAAATAATAAATCTAAATCCAATTCCCAGAAAAACAAAAGATATTATAGTAGCTTTATTTCCAGTCGGCTTCGGGTCTTCTTTTCCACTCATTTCCATTCCAGTCATTGTGGAAATATTAATAACATCAAACATCTCACCCAACCACTCAAATACAAAATTAAACTTTATTTTCATTTTTTTTCTTGATTCTTAATAGTTGTGTATAGCCCATAACAGAACCGAACTGACTACTTATCTCCGTCTCTATTTCCCTTCTATGTCGACATATCTTTTTGGTAAAGACGGAGGCTGGACAATTACAGGTCAATTTACCCTCTGACCAAAGTTCAACTAAGTGGATTGTCTTGCCATCTTTTGATGGAACGTTCCAAGTCTTTATTGGATATTTACCCTCAAATCTAATCATCGTGTTTAACCCATCTTTTAATTCTATAATGTCCAGATGGTAGTTCTTCTATTATTGGGATTAATGTCCCCTTAATTCTCTCCTTAAATTTTGCCATCGACCAATCCCTCCCGTAATTGTTATTTATATCTTTTTTCTGGGAGGTTTTAAAAAACGTGCTATCTTATTTACCTTTTTACCAGTTGCACTAGTTTTTGTTATAACCTCGGCATAGACAGTCTTTCCAATTAAGGAATTCCAGTCTTCTAGTTCAAAGTCTGCCTCTATGTCGTCTAACCCCAGTGCATACCCAACAAATTGCCTGGTAATACTTGGAATTCCAGCCTGGGTAAATCCAATAGAATTAGGTCTGGCTGTAAACCACAACTTCCTTCCGTTGGCAATTTTCCCATCAACATCAACCGCCCTTTCTCCGTCTTTAAAACCAACTATCTCAAGGGTAAAGTTTATGACATCTTCCATTTCGTCCAGCTTCATATACTTTGGCTGAGTCCTTTCTTCCAATTCCGTTATAACAAGCTGGTAGTCCTCTGCTGGAAGAAGAGAAAATGGAGTTTTTTTGTTGTCTAACTCTGATTTTGAGCCGAATTTTGGCATATTATTTCTTTTTGTTAATTGTTATCTCTTTTTTTTTGTCATTATAATTCAAATTCTCAAAAGATAAACCCGATGGATATATCTCAAACCTTAATTCATCCCAAGCACAGCGAGTCATAGATGTGAGCATTTTATCCATTAATATCATCTTCTTCTGAAAGTCTAGTGGGGGCAACTTTGATTTATCTATTTTCATAAATTCTAAGAAGCCCGCTATATCTCCCTTTAGTTCTCCCTTTTTAACTTTTTCTTGGCATTCTTTTAAATAATCCTTACACTCTTTTCCCAAATTTGCGTCCACATCTTTCCTCATTTCATCTTCTAATTTGTCTATCTTTGCCATTCTCTCCACAAACCAAGTTGGTGCTTTAATTTTTGTCTTCATTTTTTTGTGTATTAATATTAATTTGTGATTGAAGATTAATTTCTCCTATTTTAATACCATATTTCTTCTCTATCGACCTTAGTTCATCGACTGTTGGAGAAGAATATTTATTAAAATCTCTTTTTACTACTTTGTTAAGATTAGCTCTGTCAACTTTCATAGCCTTAGCTATTGTTCTTTTCTTCCAACCAACTTTAAATAATTGAATAACATCCTTGTTCCTTTCTTTTTTTTCTTCTAGTGGCATATTTGTCCTCTTGTTTTAATAGTAATTTTAGTATCTACCTCTTATTATACTCCCAAAATAACCCCTTGTCAAGGCGGGGTATTAAGAAATTAGAGTTAAACAATAAAAAGCAGCTAATATTAAAATAACAATAAACACAAACCCCGCTACATCTTTTTCTGCTTTTTCTGTCATAAGTTTTTATTTAATAATTCTTTATAATACTCTTCTTCCTCCCTTTTTTTATCCACTAAATTAACCACAACCTCTCCACATTTTAAACAATGTTGTCCGCCCCAAAAATAACTAACACCAAAGTCATTTAGTCTTATCCCACATTTTTTACAATAGAACTTTTTTCTTTCCATTCTTGTCAACACTTTTCTCTTTTCTTCTTCTTCTTTCTTCTTCTTTATCTCTTTTAATAACAAGAGGTAACACCTATAACAATAAATAACATTAGATTCATAATATTTATTATTATTAATCTTTATTATCTTATTACACTTATTACAATTAATTACATTATTATCCATTCTAGTATTCTTTTTAAATATACCTAATCCTTGTCTTATAGGTTCTTCTTAATTATTACACTTATTATACTATGTGTTAGTAATATTAGTAATACTAGTATTATATATACTCTTCTCTTTGGTTACTTTCTCTTGTCTCGCCTCTGGACAGATTTACTAATCTCTGCCCTACTCCAACCTTCTTCTGATTGTCTGTTTATTCTATTTAAAAATATTCCAACAGCCTCTCGCTTATTTTTAGCCAAGCAAGTATCTTCGTAATCTGGAGCTTCACAATGTGATTTTATGTAAATTTGGAAAATATCCATAGTTTTATTTTTTCTTTATCATATTATTTGACCGAGGACTACTCGTTAAAATCTGTTTAATCGCATTCTTTGATACCGCCATTGCATTTTTATTGTGTTTCCGTAGAATTACTCGTCTCGCTGTTTTTTCTTCAACACAAGCGATTTTAAGAGGTCAGAGAATAAAACTGGTAGTTTATCTGGCACATCTGTTACAAAACCGTCTCCGTAACACAACTCCTTAATTATATCTCCACAATTTAGTCCGACTCCAACAAATTTAATCCCCCTTTTCTTATATCTATCCATAAATCTTCGATGAGAAATTTCGACTCCCTCATAAATGTCTCCGTCAGATATTAGAACCATTATCTTATTCTTTTCTAGTCTTTTGTCTAGGGCTAAGCCATTTTCAAAAACAGACTCAAGAATAGTCCCGCCTCCTTTGATATTAACAGTTCCTCCAATTTTTCCTTTTATCTTCTTTGACAATGTTTCTTCAAACCCCTTAACCCCATATGCTTGGTCTGTAAAAGTGGTTATCTCGTATGGTATCTTCATTTTCTCGAAGACCTCAGCTAACATAACAAGGGAGCGAGTAGAGTGTATATTCTTGTTATCGCCTTGCATTGAGCCAGAAACATCTAATACAAGAGAAAAGGCGAAAGAGGTAACGGTGTCTTTACTATCTAATTTCTTTTTAAATAACCTATTATTATCTACTGCGTGCTTATACAAAGCCTTATTGTGCAGTCTTCCTCTTTTTTGATTAGGTAAATATCTTGCAACCTCTTCTTCTTTTTTCAAGAAGGTCAACTTCCTAACCAACTCTTTAATCGCTGTGTCTACGCTTACTCTTAGGCTATCATAATCTCCTTCTCGCCACTCTAACGGCACACTCTCGTCCCCAGCCCTATCGTTGCTCCCTTTCTGGTCTCCAAGCCTAGAATTAACATTCTCCCTGTCATAGCCCTCCTCTAGGACTCTTTTTAGAACGCTTCCGACCACCTTAGAAACTTGTTCTCCAAAAACATCTTTAACATCTTGCGGTTCTTTTATGTCCTCTAACAACCTCTCGATTACTGGATAGACCTCTTTGTCCATCATTTTAACAACCTCAAGACTGTTTTTATTCTTCTTGGCTAAAGCTGGAGCGTGTTTGGTTTTATCAATCATTTCTTTAACATCTCCATCAGTGGGGGCGGTAATTCCATATCCACAACAAGTTATCACAGCCAAATAATCAAACAAATTAATCCTCTTTCCCAGTTTTTCTATCAACGCTTCGAATTTTTCTCTGGCATCTGGAATATTTACTACATTTTGAACCACCATTTTCGTAATTTGCAGTATAAGGTCTTTAAGATTACCAGATTTTTCCCTATAACTATCCGCAATTGCTTTAATCACTGGGATATTCGCCTCATAAACATCTCCAGCACCTTCGTATGCTCTACACATTATTTCATCTATTCTAAAGTCTTCAAATGCGTTAAATACTTCCATAGCGGGGTTTCCATATTTCTTAATATAATGACTATCATTAACCGTTGGCATTGTTGTGTGTTTAATATGTCCAACTTCGTGCAACAGTAGAGCGATTATTCTTGCCTTTGGCAACTTCATCAGTGATACTGGCTCATAAATTAATTTCTTGTCTTTGACATTAGAACTCCAGTGAGAACCAGTCTCAATTGTGATGCTGAACTTAGAGGCGAAAGCATTAGCCATTTTTTCAATATATCCATAGTCTACTAAAGATTTTTGGTAATAGTCGCTCCCCCTCCAAACCCCAGTCCTTTGATAGAACTGCCAATTCGTTTCCTCTTTCTTGGTCTTTGTCTTCTCAAAAGTATAATCCAGCCCCTCCCAATCATTATCTTCTACTGATGGAGTAATGGAATAATCTTTCTTGTATGACCTTCTTTTTTTAAACCAACTTCTTTTAGCCATTTTGATTTATATTAGCCTCTTTTTTTATTGGATTATCAATTGTGTTGAAGTGTAGAGCCAGCAAATCTTTTACGCTGTTAAAATCATCTACACTAGCCTTGTTTAAGATTGTCATCTCTGCTGAGATTAAATATTTTCCGTAAACCCTAAACATAGTTGACCACATAATTAGGTCTCTAGTTGATAAGACAAAACTCATCTTCTGCTTAGAGTGATTAGCCCTTATTTCAGATGCAAACTGAACCATTTTATTCGCTACAGCTATTGTAATCCCAGTTCTGTCTACTAAGATTTTAGCCTCTAACTTAGGAGATGGAAAATCTACCTTAGTTACCAAGAACCTGCTAAGCAACGCCTTATTTAACTCTTTTGTTCCAGCATAATCAGTATTTGGATTCATTGCTGCGAAGAATCGAAAGTTCTTATGAGGTCTAATTATTTCTCCATTTTTTTCTGGTAAAACAATGTAGCCATCATCGTCTAATAAACAGTGATAGATAAAATTAATCTCTGGACTAGCTGCATTAATTTCGTCAGCCAAATACCAGTAACCCTTCTTCATTGCTTCGATTAAAACTCCATCTACCCAGAAAGTCCCCTCTTTGTTTATCAGAATCTTGCCAACGATATCATCAACTGTTGTGCCTCCATTGTGATTTACTCTTCTAAAGGCATTATTGGTTCTATTGGCTAGAAATCTAACCAAAGAGGTTTTTCCCGTTCCAGTTTCTCCAACTAACAACACTGGAAGTCTCCTACTTATTGCTAAAGATACTTGCTCTAAAATCTTCTTGTTGTCTTCGTAAACAAAGGACTGCGGCACAAAGTCTTTCTGCTCTTTATCTTGATTGATTGGCAGAGATACTTTGCTTGAAATTCTAAAAATTGTATTATCCATTTTTTTCTTCGTTTTTCTTCTTTAATAATGATAAGACTCGCTCTTTTATTTTTTCTCTTCTTAACTCCTCTGTGTCTATTAGGGCTGTTAATATAAGCAATAACAAGCCGTTAGTTACTCTGTCTGTAATCAACCAATATAGACCAATTACTAACATTAAAATAATTATTATTCTCATCTGTTTGTGGAGTGCGTAAGATTGAAGTGGAGAACGAGTCGCCTTTCAACCGCATTTACTTCTTAAGGCAACATCGGTATTGCGATAACCTACTGACTAGTTTGCAACCAAGTCTTTTTCTCTCTCTGGTTTCTTAATCTAGCTTCAGGGTTTGGCATTTGCTACTCCCCATCTACTAAATTATCCCCATCAAGAGCAGTCTCCTCCACCCCAATATTACACACTCCACGATTATAATTAATGTTTTGAAATATGTTTAACCAACTCATCAATTCCAATCATCTTTCTAAATTTCTTTTCTCCATAGACAGTATTCATCATATTGCCAAGCTTTGATAACTTATCTGCACACTCTTCTGGTGGCATTTTATGCTCTTCTTCTAAATGGTTTAATAGGGCTGACATTAAAATTGCTATAATTTCTGCTATCTGTTTTGAGTTCATTTTTATTTATTATTTCTTTACTAATAATTCTTTTTCGTATTTTTCTAGACACTGGTTGCATAGACCTTTATTTTTTTTGCAATCAGTATCACTTAACTCCACGCCACATTCCCAACACTCGTGTTTGCCAGGAATCAGACACTCACACTTTTTGCACAGGTAGTCGCAACTTTTAACCATAAAATCCCCGAGGAGGACTGTTAACCGACAATCCTCCAGAACGGCTCTCTTAACGAGATTAATAATAATTAAAGTGATAACCCTTCAAATGTTCTTCTCTGAAAATACGAATGGCTTAGATTTGGATATAAGACGAAGATGTCGCTGTGGACTTTTACACTTCATTTGTCTTGTATATTCTTCTACTCTCCGAGCCACCGATATATTTCCAATTATCACTTTCTATCTCCATTATACTCCTATATATACCCCTTGTCAATAGTAAGTTATCCACAAGGGTAGCAACTTAAAATACTCATTGTATAACTCCACGTCATTATCTACCTCCACGCTGATTACTTCCACGCCATTAATTATCTCCACGCTATATTTCCATTCTCTACCACTACTTTTGCTACTAAAACAAAAAGCCGTTGCGGTGGTGAGTATTAAACCGCTCTGGCTTTTGTTTTTATAAACTTAATTTGCCAAACTCCACCAAATTCATTTGTTCAAACATTCTAGTAACGCTCCTCTTAAATTCATCTGGTTCTTCTCTTTTGTTTTTATCTGGTTCTAGCTCATTCAATAATTTACCAGTTGTTACTGACCATTGATTTTTAATGGTGCTTCTGCTTCTAAGGTATTTGCCATTAAAGTCTGTTCCAATATAAGATATTCCAACTAAAGTATTATAAGAGAAAGTTAAGTCAAATGTTATTGTATCTGTTATAATCCTAACTCTATTTTTATTAATAGTGCCAAGGTTATAATGTTCCACCCCTTTTATTTCCATAATTTTAAGGTACATTACACCCACCAAATAATGTCCTTGCCAATACCTATTGCCATTTTTCGGCAATAAGCAGTGGGCAAAAATACTATTCAGATAGTTCTGTTATCTCAAAACTTCCATTCATTTCAGCACTTTCTCTAGCTTCTTGGTCATATTCTCCAGTTGTTAACTTATCTCTCGCTTCTTTTTCGTTTTCAGCTTCAACTCTAACACATCTTCTTTCGTCCCAACTTATAAGATATTTTTTCATATTTTTATTATTTAAAACAATAAGTTGCCGACCTTTTAAAATGCTCTCTTAAAGACCTCTATAAGCAAGAGGAAGCTAAAGATTATTATAATAGCTATACTAGCCCCCTTAGCCATTGCGTCTTCTTTTAACTCATTCGACTTATCTCTTGATATATTATATGTTTTTTTCATATTTTAGAGGGTTATTAATAATTAATAATGTTGAAACCCTCAAAACTATACGCAAGCATTTCGCAAATGAGCTTTAGTTTAGTAAATTACTTAGCTTTACCAGGTCATTAATTCTGTTTACAATAACCGCACGTTTTATTTTAGCCCCACTGGTCAGAGCATCTTCTTGTTTTTTCAGGTCTGTTAGCTCTGAGCCAATAGCTTTTAAAATCTGCATTTCGTTATTTTGATAGGCTCCTGCTTTTTCAGCCGTTTTGAATGATACATGGTGTTCCTACTTAAAGTCTTTTTCATTATCATTTGCGTAATTGTAATCGCATGCAGTTAAAAGAAAGTCTTTATTAATTAAATTAAATATGAAAACCTTTTCTCTTTTTGTCATTGTTTTTCTCATTTGCTTACTATGCTTGTATATAGTTTTAAAGGTTCTTTCCCCTGTCTACTTTCATTCTACTCCCTATCATACCCCCTGTCAATACTATGCAAGCATAAGTTATCCACACCCCTAAATTAAGACACATAATAACATATTGTCAACAATCCCTTTGCATATAATTAAGAGAGAGAGTAGGCAGAGAGAACATATTCAATATTATCCAATCTATTTAATATTATTCAATCAAGTATTCTTTTATTATTACTCAGTGTCTATCTTATAGGTTCTTAACACTTATTTGTAATAGGTGTAATATTATGGAATATTTAAGATAAGTGTAGATAGTTTAAGATAGGTGTTAATATTTAAGATAGGTTTAAGATAGTTTTAAGATAGGTGTTACTATCTCCACTACTTCCACTAATTCAACTTATTACAACTTATTCATACTATTGCAACTTATTGTAATTAGTACACCTGTCTATTGTATACAACATATATGTATACATGTATGTATGTTGTATACATGACTGTGGAGTAGTTAAATGTGAGGGATTTCACTTTTATTGGCTGGTTTTGACTATCACCTTATTGTGCGACAAAACATATATTATGATGATACAAATAGATATTGTCAAGTGGGGGGGGAAAGGCGGGGTTGAGAATTATTATTATGGTGATACTCCTATCACAGAGTTTGGTAAAAACCATAACTACTCCTTGACAACTCTCTCAACAAGGTCTATCTAGTTAATAATGGCAACAAGAATAATTGCAAAGCGTGTAAATATATCTCCAGATGAGAAGACTATAAAAATATCAAAGAGGCAACGAGCCGCCGCTCGTTTGTTTTTAGAAGCGAAAGCAAAAGGAGAGGAGTTAACCAACAAAGAACTGGCTAAGAGAGCTGGATATGTAGAAAATATGAATCCCTGGGATATTACTCAACGCCTTGGATTTAAGGTAGCGGTCGAGGAGTTAGCAGAGGAGCTACACATCGATAAAAAGTCTAGGCTTACTAGACTCAGCGACATCTTCTGGAGAGAGAAACCAAAGGACGCCATTGAGGCGAATAAAGAAATTGCAAAGATGTTGGGCGACTATGCCCCAGAACAGAAGGAATACAAAGATATCAGGGAGAATAGGATTGCAATAATTAGACCAGAGTAGTGTGAATAATTACGATTATTATGAGTACAAAAAAGAAGTTTAGAAATCGATGCGTCAAATGTAATCATTTGTTCCGCACAAAGACTAAAACAAACGTAATTTGTGGTACTTGTAAAAGTCCAAAGTGGGTCGTCTTGGATGAACAGCAGATTGATAAATTAAACAATAATTAAACAATAAAAAAATGATACAAAAAGTTAAATGTGAAGAGTGTGGTAGCGACTTTGACATAGAGGTTGTTACCCCCAAGTTTTGTAGCAAGATATGTCGAGTTTCCGCCTTTAAAAAGGCAAGAGTTAAATATCAAGAAGAGGCAAGAAAAAAGAAAGAGGCTCTTAAAGCAGTTGTTAAATTAGACGAAAATAATTCAGCTACAATCAACAATGGAACTCAAACAACAAGCGGAACGCCAGGAACAAATTGTGGAGGATGCCAAAGTCCAGACAATCTCGGACAAGGTGTTGCAGGAGAAAATAAAGTGGACACCCCATCCTAAGCAATTAGAAATACTTGAAGGTTCTAGGGGTAAAAGAAACGTCTCTGTCTGTGCAGGTGTTCGTTTTGGCAAATCTGCATTGTGTGGTTACATCGCACTAAAATATCTGTTGTGCGACAATATGCGAATCTGGGTTGTCTCCCTCTCTTACGATATGGCTCAAAAGGTGTTTGCCTACGTAACCGACTTTGTTGGCAGATACGACAAACGTTTGTTACGCTACGTCAGTAATAAGTCCCCGCAAAGAATTGAAATCCCCGAATTTAATAGCTTTTTAGAGTGCAAATCCATTGAGAATGTTAACTCTCTCTTAGGAGAAGAATTAGACCTCGTAATCTTTGACGAAGCGAGTAGATTTCCGCCACAAATCTACGAGAGATTTATAGCAGCTCGTCTCGCCTCAAGGCAGGGAAAACTTTTTGCCATATCCACCCCATTTGGTAAAAACTGGTTCTTTAGAAATCATAAAAAAGCTGACGCTGCCTTTAACTTTACAAGCAAAGATAATCCCAGCTTTCCAGACTCTGAGTGGGAGCGTGCAAAACGCACATTACCAGAATTAATTTTCAAACAAGAGTACGAAGCCAAATTTCTTGATGACGCAGCCGCAGTTTTTAGAAAAATAAATGATTGTATTGGAGACACAATAAAAGATGTCGAATTTGGACATTCTTATGTTATGGGCGTTGATTTGGGTAGAGTCGAAGACTTTACTGTTATAACAATAATTGACAGAGCAACTAACGCAGTAGTCTACTTTGACAGATTTAACAAAATTGATTATCCGTTTCAGAAGGCGAGATTACTTGCTATCGCCCAGCGTTTTAATAATGCGAAAATAATAATTGATTCAACTGCTGTTGGGAATCCAATTAAAGAAGATTTAGAAAGAGCGGGAGCTGTAATTGACGACTTTGTTTTCTCCAACAAATCAAAAAAAGAATTGATAGAAAAGTTATCAATAATGTTGGAACAAAGAGCAATAAGAATACCAAACGAAAGACAACTAATTGACGAATTAGAGGCTTTTGGTTATAGATTAACTGATGCTGGAAATGTAATATATTCTGCCCCAGAAGGATTGCACGATGACTGCGTTTTTTCTTTAGCCCTTGCAGTGTGGGGATTGTCGCCATATACTAAACCAATAGTTAATTTGTTAAAACAACAGCTTAATAAAAAAACAAATAATAACACCTCATTTATTTAACTCGTCTTAAAATAATTATGAAAATTACGGAGCTAATTAAAAAAAGAAAAGATGACAGGAATATGAAATCTCTAAAACCTAATCCTGTTTTTGCTCCCACTCATAATAAAGTAATTGATTTAATTGAATGTTATTGGAATTCAAAATATGGAGAAAATCCATACGATTCTCGTGGTTTTAGAAAGCCATTCTTAAATCAAGTTCGTGTCCCTACTTTTGTTGGGATGAAATCAACCGACCTAGATACAAAGAATATTAAAATATACTCAGAGGAAGGACAGGATTATAAAAAGTCCTACGTCTTTAATAAAGAGTTAAAATTCTATTTTAAAGAAAATAATTTTGACTTAGTTTTAAATCAAATAACTTTTAATAGACCAAAATACGGACACGTTGTGTTGAAAAAAGTTAAAGGTAAGATATATTTTGTACCAATTCAAAATGATTACTCTGACCCCTGCTCAGAGGAATTAAGTAGTCCGATGGTTGAATATCACGAATATTATCCAGAAGAATTATACGATAGAGGTTGGGATGAGGTAGCAGTTGAAAGGGCAAAAGAATTATATAAAAAACAACAAAAAGAAAAAATTATCTGTTGGGAAATTACTGGCAAAGTAGATGATGACCCCGATAATTATAGAATTGTTACTGGGTTAGAATATGGTGAACCAATCTATCTTGTTAAATCGAATGTTGAGAATAACTATAAGCAATTAAAATGGGAGAACGTTCCTGGAAGACATTTGGGTCGTGGTGTTGTTGAAGAACAATTTGAGTCGCAGGTTGCAGTTAACGAGAATGAATATCTATTTCGCCTTGGATTACAGTGGACGACAAAGAAATTATTCCAAACAAAAGATGTGCAGACGGTTCGCAACCTCTTAACAGAAGCGTTGAATGGAGACGTTGTAACAACAAATTCTCCGATAGAACCAATCGCAATGGAAGAGAGAAACCTCAGTGCTTTTGCATATGCAGATAATAAGTGGCAAGCACATTCTCAATCCCAATCCTTCTCATCAGATGTTATGCGTGGAGTTCGTCCGCCATCAGACACACCAGCAACAACCTCTGTCTTAATGGCTCAACAAGCTGGTGGATATTATCAATTAAAAATGCAAGACTATGGAATCTTTATCAAGAACTTAGTTGAAGATTGGATACTTCCAGATTTTAAAAAAGATAAAAGTAAGAAACATAAAATACACATAATGAAGTTACTTGGAAACGACGGAGCTTCGTCTGTCTTTTTCAACTCTTTCTTAGGAGCTGAGGTAAACAAAAAAGTAATCAACTTCTTAGAGAAAGGGAAAATATTAACTGGTAGAGAGTTAGAACTTGTTAAGGGTTTAACTGCTGAAGAATTAAAAAACAAAGACATAGAAATACCAGATAACTTTTACGACTTTAAATATTCAATTGATGTTGTTGTAACTGGCGAGCAGGTAGATTTAGCACAAAGAGCAACTGCACTACAAACAGCGTTTCAGGTTATTGGTTCTAACCCAACTGTGTTACAAGACCCTGTTGTCAGAAGAACTTATTTTAAACTTTTAGAAGCAACTGGCGTAAATCCAGCAGAGTTGTATGATGAAGATATTCCGACTATAATTGGTTCGGTACAAGGAACACTACCAGCACAACGTGGTGGGTCTCTTCCAAGGACGAATGCTCCAGCACAACCAGGTGGCGTAACTAATATTCCAACAACTGTTTAAAATTATGTTGACAGAAAAACAAAAATTATTTATAAAAAATAATAGCGATATGTTATCATCAATCTTTTCTGATAAAATTTCAGAGTTGATGTTACAGGTATTAGACGAAAATCGTTCAGATTTAATTATGTCAATTAATCTTTTGCGGACTTGGTTAAGAGAAGTTGATATGATAAAAAAAGGTCAAGAAATTAAACCCAACTCGTTTATATAAAATGCCTTACGAAAATATGCCCAAAGAGATGTGGGGAGAGATGGAAAAATGTGTTGCAAATGTTAAATCAAAGGGTGGAGTTGACAACCCATATGCTGTATGTTACGACAGTATAATGGGAAAAAAGAAAGATAGTGGGAAAAAAAGAAAGTGGATAGTTAAAAAATAAAAGTCGTTTATTGGGAGCAAACCCAATTTTAAAAACCAGTTAAACACTAAAGTTTTCAAAAAGAGTTATGGGAGACGAAAAAGACAACCTAGAGAATTTAGACCTAGGTGGGGGAGCAAACCCCGATAATAAACCAGTTACGCCAGAACCTAATCCAGAGATTCAGAGGAGGGATGCACAAATTAACCACTGGAGGTCAAAGGCTGAGGCAGCCGAGGCTAAGTTAGCCGAGGCAAAACCTCAACCAGCCCCAGAAAAAGTTGAAGAGTGGGTCGCCCCAAAAGACCCTTTGGAGATAGTCAAACTCGGTAAAGTATTACAAGGTTATGATGAGGTAGAAACCGAATTCATAATTAAAAATGCCCAGACAAAGGACATTGATGGAATTACTAAAGCCGAGAAAGATGAGTTGGTTCAAATGGCAATTAAATCTAGGAGAGACAAGGTCGCAAAGGAAAATAAAATTCCTTCGCCCTCAGCTCCTGGAAGTGGTTTTCAAAGAAAATCACCGCAGGAAATCGCCAAGATGTCTCGTGAAGAGCATATGGCATACGAACAGCAAGTTCAGTCCGCTGAAAGGGTGCAAGGAGTATAGTAATGACTCTTTCTCAAACGTTTACAGTTTTTACGCCAACAGTTTGGTCTCCAAAAATTTATTTCTTCTTGAAGAATAAATTAATCGCAAGTCAAGTATTCGATGACTTCTCAAGTGAGGTTGTCGCTGGTGGTGATACTATTAATATTCCTTACATTGCAGATGGCTTCTCAGCCACCTCAATCCAGACTACTAATGGTACAATCGCAGGAACAAATATTTCAGATACAAAATCTGCTTTATCTGTTAACACTTGGATTGGAGATGCCTTGGTAATATCAGACTTCCAAATGGCACAGGTTGCAAAGTCTTACGCATTGAAGGAGAGGTATATGCAAGCTATGGGTTATGCTCTCGCCAAGAAATTGGATGTTGACATAATCAGATTAGCAGCATCAACTACTATCACCACAGTGGGTAACTCCGCAACAGCTCTATTAGCAACCACAATTGAAAAGGCTATGTCTATTCTTTCTTCTAGGTCAGTGCCTCTAAATGAATGTAATTTCATTATGCACCCAAAGACCTATTACAGGAGAATATTCAATGTCCAGAAGTTTTATGATGCTTCTCAATATGGTAAAGCTAGTTTGCCACAGGGTGTCATCGATTACCTATATGGAGTACCAGTCGTTGTAACTCAGCAAATTACTACCTGTACTTATGCTGGTGATGCTGGAAATTGTGCAGCCGCTGGATATAGAAATCTATTAGCTCACAAGACCGCTTTCGCTTTCGCAATCGGAAACATTCCTGGTGCAAACACCATCAATGGAATTAGATTGTCAGAGAACAGGGCAAATGGTAGCGACTTAGCTACTAAGTTAACCGCTGATGTTGCATACGGTGTCAAGTTGGTAAATGCTAGCAGGGTTATAAAGATTCTCGATAAGCAATAGTTACCCTTAACAATTCTTGTGGGATTGTCGCTGGATTGGGGGAATAACAGACGAGATTCCTTACCAATCAAGCGTCTGTCAGGGACAATCCTAATTTAAAAAAATGAAGATTATTTATTTTGCAAATCATAACAATACGGGCTCGGATAACACCGAGAAGCATATTAGGTTTGCCCTAGAACAATTAGGCAATGAGGTTGTATGCATAGATGAAAATAGTTTTAAGAAGCCAGAAGTTGTACAAATATCTAGAGATGCAGACATATTCTTATTCCATAAAGCTGGAGTGAAGGATGGAATTTCATTTATGAGATTCATAGACTTACTTGGCAATGTTGTCTGCAAAAAAGTCTGTTGGTATTTTGATAAGGTTTGGGGAGATAGAGAGGCTGTGATAGAAAATCTTTTACCATACATTGATATGGCTTTTTTAACGGACGAAACTTGGATTAGAAGGCATAATTACACAAACGTTGATGTATTGCACCAAGGAATTGGGACAGAGGATATGAGTTTTGGAACAGTTAGAGAAGAGTTGAAAACTGACATTGCTTTTGTTGGTCAGATTTATGGTGATAGATTAGAGTTTATTGAAAAATTAAAAGATAGATATGGGGAAAAATTAAGGGTGTTTGGTAATATTTTTAATAGAGATTTATATGATTTGTGTGCCTCTACTAAAGTTATAATAGCTCCAGATAGTCCAGGAGATGATTTTTATTGGTCTTCAAGGGTTTATATGATTCTTGGTTCTGGCGGCTTCTTAATTCACCCAAAATATGAAGGATTAAAAAATGAGTTCAAAGACAAAGAACACATTGTTTATTATGACAACTTTGAGGATATGTGTGAGAAAATAGATAAATATTTAGATGAATTTAAGAAGAGGGTTAGAATACAAAGTGCTGGTTTTAAAGAGTGTACAAGTAAACATAACTACGAAAAAAGATGCCAAACGATGTTGGAAAAACTGGGTTTTGGAAGGAAAGGATAGAAAACGCAGAGAGATTGGGATTAGACTTTTTATCTGTTTATTGTACAACGCAGAAAGATTGGGATTACATTTGCTCTGTACATAAAAAGATATGCAGTTTCTTTGTCTCTGGAAATGTATTAGACATTGGTTGCGGTTATGGTCGATTGTCTGAGTGGTTTAATAGATATACTGGCATAGATTTTTCAGAAGATTTTGTGAACAAGGCGAAGAAAATATACCACAAGAATGAATTTGTTGTGGGAGATATAAAAGATATGCCATTTTACGACAAAGAGTTTGACTGGGCGATATGTGTGAGTATAAGAGGAATGATTCAGAGAGAACTTGGAGATGTAGAATGGTTAAAAATGGAAAAAGAGATAAAAAGAGTAGCTAAAAATATATTGATTTTAGAATATAGCAATCCAGCCAAATACGAAATAATATGAAAATATGCTTCTCAGAATTATCAGATAAAGGAAAGAGCTTAACCAATATTGGCTTTGTTGATTATTTAAAAAAGAAACATATCATTACAAGAGAGTGTGATAAAGATTACGATATTATATTTAATATGTCGGTCTTCAGCTTTAAAGACGCTGAAGATTTACATAAAAAATATCCGCACATTAAATTAGTAAATTATGTCTGGGATTATTACAAGTTTGCACACGAGGGTAAACATTGGTTTAATTGGAAGGATTATGCGAAATTCTTAAAAACAAGTGATTTGGTTATTGTCCCATCTTCTGCACAACAATTAAGGTTGAAAGAGTTACTTGGGATAGACAGTATTGTTGTAAAATCTGGACACGAAATGTTTACTGTAAAAGATATAAAAGATGAGTTATTTGTGCTTGACCATATGAGATGGTATCCAGAAGAGAACGAGAAATGGATAGTAACTGCCTGCAATGTTTTGGGAATCCCAGTTATACACCCAGAGCATCAATTATCAAGGGAAGAGTTTAAAAGGGCGGTTGGTTCTTGTACCTTTCTGGCTTGTGGGTACATCGAGGCTTCTACTGGTGGCTTAACTCTTTTGGAGGGGTTATGGAACGGTAAGCCAGCATTATTGTCTAATTCTCCATATCAGGGTGGTAAAGATTATCTTGGAGACTGGGCAACTTATTTCCAATATGATGATTTTAATGACTGCAAGAAAAAAGTGAAAGAAATGTTTGAAAATCCTCCGATAATAGATGTCGAGAAGGCTAGGGAATATATATTAAATAATTTTACTTATGAGGTAATGGCGAATAATCTAGAAAGAGAATTTAAAAAACTATGCGTGTTGCAATAATGTCTAGTAGTAAAATTGGAAAGAGATGTGAGGATTGGGTCAGAAAACATATGCAAAAGGGCTGGAAGATTTCTACACCAAATTCGGCAGACATAATTGTATCTGTTTTTTATAGGAATTTATTTAAACATAAATTTATCAGAACTAAATTATTAATAGTTAATTTCCACGGTGGAATACTGCCAGATTATAGGGGGTCGGCAACATATGCTTGGGCGATTATAAATAAAGAGAAAGAGACTGGTGTTACTGTCCACGTTATAGATGATGAAAAAATAGATAATGGTGATATAATAAGCGTAGAAAAGTTTAGAATTGAGAAGAATGATACGACAGAAGATTTATTCAATAAAGGAGAGGAATTAGCTTTTAAAATGTTTAAAAAGAATTTCAATAAAATTATGAATATGTCATTTTCTAAAATTAGAAACGTTCCTACGGCTGGAAAATTATATTTAAGAAAAGACTTTCAAAAAGCTAAAGATTTAACAAGATATGTTAGGGCATTCACATATAAAGACAAAGAGTCAGCGTTTTATTTTAATAGTAAGGGTAAAAAAATACATCTAAAATGGTAAGACTAAATCCAACAAACATAAATAAACCAGAGTTATCTTATAAAATATTTAAAGAGAGATGGAGAGGAAATCTTCATTATATTGATTGGAATAGGTTCGCAACATTAATTAAAAAATATAAAGGTGGGAAGTACCTTGATATTGGTTGCTTCAACTCTCCTATGCCATACGAGTTAAAGATAGACTCAAGGTATAAGCACGAAGAGGTTGTCGCTATCGATTATTGTGATGAATTAATAAAAGACCTAAAAAGTAATTATCCAGAAGTTCAGTACTCTGTTATGGACGCAAACAAGATGACATTCTTAAACGATTACTTTGATTATGTTGTCGCTGGAGAATTATTGGAGCATATGGAAAAACCAGAAGATACGGTTAAAGAGATGATGAGGGTGATAAAACCTGGTGGAACGCTAGCCCTATCTGTACCACTAAATGAGTTAGAGCGTGGCAACGTCTCTGACGAACATTTATGGAGTTTTGCATCAACAGATATTATTAATATGTTATCAAAATATGGAGAGGTTGAGATTAATTATTATATGGACACAGTTCCATTAATTATTGCTTACTGCAAAAAGAAATAATATGGAAAAAAAATATAGATTAGGTTTAGTTGTAAGGTGTGATGACAGTGGGCTTGGCTCTTTGTCTCAAGACTTTTATAAATATCTTGAACCAGATAAGGTTATGTCTATTTACGGTAGATACAGCAACCACCCAGAAAGATTCCCGAACTCTATTATCTGTAATCAAGGATTGCCAAGTCTACAAGACATAAAAAACTTTATCCAAGATATTGATGTTTTGATAACGTTTGAGACACCATATAATTGGAATTTAATATCAGAAGCCAAAAAGAATGGTGTTAAAACTATAATCGTTCCTAATTATGAATGGACGGTTGAATATCCGCCAGTAGAACCAGATTTATGGTTATGTCCATCAACCTTAGACTATGATATTTTAAAAGAGGATGGTAAGACAAACATTGAATATTTGCCAATACCGATAGATAGGACAAAAATACCGTTTAAACTCAGAACAACTGCCAACACATTTGTTTTTAATAATGGACACGGAGGTTCTGTTGGCAGAAACTCTGCTAGAGAGATGTTGGAGGCTATAGCTAGGGTCTCAAATAGAATGGTTAATCCTCCTAAATTTATATTCCGCTCTCAAGTACAACTAGATGCGGTTACTAGGTTACCAAATGTTAGACTTGATTTTGGGGAGACACCGAAAGAGAAGTTGTTTGAGGATGGAGACGTCTTCGTTTTTCCACATAAATTTGATGGCTTATCTTTACCAATACAAGAGGCTATGGCTGCAGGAATGCCAATTATAACGACAGACTTTGCTCCATTTAATGAAATGCTTCCAAAAGAATTATTATTTAAGTATGACGAGAAGGTTAAGGCTAAATTAGACGAGGACACTAGAGAGATTGATATGCATTTAATTTATCCAGGAGATATTGCAGATAAAATTAAGGAGATTGCTGGAAAAGATATTACAGAACTATCTAAAAAAATGAATGAGTTAGCCGAAACTCAATCTTGGTTTATATTTAAAAATAAGTATGTAGAATTGTTAAATAAAATATGCGAGAAATAAAAAATGTTTCTTGTTGTGTAATTGGCGGAGCTGGTTTTCTTGGTAGCCACCTAGTAAGACACCTTATAGAAGATAGGGGTTGTAAGGTTCTTGTATTAGACAATCTAATTACTGGTAAAAAAGAGTTTATACCGAAAGAAGCTGATTTTATATGGTGCGATATTACTCAGTCAGAGGCTATGTTAAGGCGTATTTTTGAACAACACAAAATTGAGTATGTTTTTAACTATGCCGCTGAGCCATATATTCCAGTATCGTTTGAAAGACCATTACACGTATTTGATATAAATGCTCGTGGTGCTTTAATGGTGATGAATGCGGCTCAATTGGCTGGTGTTAAGGGAATTTTACAGGTATCGTCTGCTGAAATTTATGGAGATGCCCCAAATCATAAGATAAATGAGGATTATCCAGCGAGACCTCATTCCACATACGGTTCAGCTAAATTAGCGATAGATTGTTTAGTACAATCTAGATGGAGAGAAGCTAAAACTCCAGCTATTGCTCTGCGTCAATTTAACTGTGTTGGAGAAAAAGAAACACACGAGTATGTTATCCCAGAAATAATAGAACAACTATCAGTTGGTAATACCATTTATCTTGGTAACAATTCATTTAGAGACTTCCAATATGCTGGAGATGCGGTTAGGATGGCAACAGAGCTATTAGAAAAAGGACAGTTTGGAGAGGTTTATAATATGGGTTCGGAGGATGGAATAAAAATATATGATTTAGCCTATAAAATAGGGGAATTAATGGGCAAGACAATACTAATAAAAGAAGACCCAAAAAGAGTTAGACCGTGGGAAATTTGGCATTTACAATCTGATAATACGAAACTCTATTCTGTTATTTCTTATAGACCGAAAACTACCCTAGAGGAGGCTTTAAAATTAACCATAGAAGACCATAAAAAAAATGGTTGGAGTTACAAAAAATAATATGTACAAATATCCACTAGCTAAGCCAGATTTAAGTGGAAAAGAAAAGGAATATGTTAATAAAGCACTTGATGAGGGGATAATTTCTTCTCAGGGTTCTTATGTACAACAATTTGAAGAATTATTTGCTAAAAAACATAATACTAAACACGGCATAGCTGTATCTTCTGGTACTAACGCCATTTTTCTTGCTCTGAAGGCACTGGGCATTGGAGAGGGAGATGAGGTTATTGTCCCAGACTTTACTATGGTGGCGACAGCTTGGGCGGTTACGTATACTGGAGCTAAACCAGTGTTTGTAGACTGTGAATGGGATGGAAATATAGACCCCTATCTATTGGAGGAAAAAATAACGCCAAAAACCAAAGCAATTATTCCAGTTCATATTTATGGGAGGAAATGTAGAATGGATGCAATAAATGAGATTGCTAAACAGTATAACTTAAAGGTTGTTGAAGATAGTTGTGAGGCACACGGAGTTCCTCCAACTTCGTCAATCGCTTGTTATTCTTTGTATGCCAATAAAATAATAACTTCTGGTGAGGGTGGGATATGTTTAACCAATGATGACAACTTAGCCTTTCAGCTTAGACACTTGAGAAATATGTCTATTGGAGAAAATAAGAATTTTTATCATACTCAATTGGGTTATAATTTTAGAATGACTAATCTACAGGGAGCGGTAGCACTTGCTCAGACAGAAAGGTTGGAAGAATTTATAGAGAAAAGAAAACAAATTGAAAAATGGTATGATGATAAATTAAATAAATTTGCAACTCATCTTGTATGTCCTAGAAGAGATGTTTTATGGATGTATGATATTAGAACCGATAAAAGAGATGAGTTAATGGAATATTTAAAGGCAGATGGGATTGAAACTAGAATGGCTTTTAAACCAATGACAATACAACCAATGTATAGGGAGAGGGCAAACATTGAAAGAAAGGCGTTATGGTTATCAAACATTGGAATGTACCTCCCAACTTACACTCAATTAGAAGAGAAAGATGTAGAGTTTATTTGTAATAAAATTAATGGGTTTTTTAATAAAGAAGAAAATGATAGAAAATAATATTTCAATTTATTTAGCAGTATTAAACCAGGGCGAAATAGCCGTTGAATTAACACAGGCTCTCAACTCTATTTTAGCAACCAGTCCGTTTCCAATCTTTATAGATTATTCTTGCGAGAAGCCAATATCGTATAATAGAAATCAGATAGTTAAAAGATTTCTTGATAGACCTCAATATGATTATTTGGTGATGATAGATTCAGATATTGTCCCCCCAGCTGACTATTTAAAATTAGTAGACTTTAAAAAAGACATAATATCTGGTGTCTGTTTTGCGTTTACTAAAAATAATATATTCCCGTTAGTATTAAAGAGAGGAAAGAAAAAGAATGAAGGCTTTAAATATTATCCATACGAAAGTATAAATCCTAAATATTGGAAGGGATTGCTTGAAGTAGACGCTGTCGGGACTGGAGCAATAATCTTGTCGAGGAAGGTATTGGAGGCAATACCGTATCCGTTTAGAAATGAATACGATAAGACTGGGGAAAAACAGATTGGTTTGGATTTAAACTTTTGTAGAAGGGCTAAGGCGTTGGGTTTCCAAGTATTCTGTCATACAGACTATGTTTGCTCTCATCATACTAGGTTTGATTTAAGGAACGTCTATTACACAATTTCTGCAACTTTTAAAGATATGGAAAAAATGGAAAATGATGTTAAGAGATTGAAAAAAGAAAATGAGAAACTTAAAATTAAATTAAGTAAAAAATAAAATGGAATCTATTATTATTGGGAATGGAGAAATAGGCAAGTCGTTGCAGAAGGTAATTGGCGGAGATATTGTTGGCAGGACGAATGTCGCCATCCAATATGATATTATCCATATTTGTTTTCCTTATTCACCAGAGTTTATAGACGAGGTTAAAAGATACCAGAAAATATTTAATCCTAGATATACTATTATCCATTCAACCGTTCCAGTTGGGACAAGTAGGAAGTGCGATGCCATACATTCTCCAGTAGTTGGTGTCCATCCCTACTTAGAAGAAAGTTTGAGAACCTTTACAAAGTTCCTTGGTGGAGAGAGGGCGGGAGAGGTTGCTGATTATTTTAGGAGAGTAAATATTAAAGTATTTATTACCGATAAACCAGAGACAACTGAATTGATGAAACTGTTGTGTACTACAAAGTATGGGATAGATATTGAATATATTAAAGACGTTAAAAGACAGTGTGATAAGTATGGAATACCATTTGAAACCTGGATGCTCTGGACAGAAAATTATAACAAGGGATATAATAGATTAAATCAAGAGCAGTTTACAAGACCCAACTTAATTCCAATAATGAATAAAGTTGGTGGACACTGTATCTTGCCAAATGCAGATTTAATAGACACACCTTTTACACAATTTATAAAAAAGTTAAACTCGTCTAAATAATTGAAAATAAACAGTCGATTGAATCCCCAAGATTCTCTCTATCACGATGCTAAATCAATGTTAGGAATTTTAACGACTGCCTCGGAGACAGTAACACTGCCTCTTTTTGATTTCTTCAGGTCTGCTAATGAATGGGATAGACAGGCAGTTACTTGGATTTTACAAGTTCACGGAGCTTGGAAGTATGATGACTCTGGGTACACAACATTTCCAACTGCGGTAGCAACATTAGTTGATAGTCAAGATGATTACTCGTTGCCAACTGCAACATTAAAGATAGAAAGAGTTGAGGTTATGAATAAAGATGGAAATTATCAATTAATAACTCCAATAGCTAAAGAGTGGATACGTTCAGAAGCCATATCTGAGTTCTACGAGACAGCTGGTATGCCCCTATATTATAGAATGGAGGGCAATTCTATTAAACTGATACCCAAGCCTTCGTCTAATGATGTAACTCTTGTAGAGGGGATTAAAATATATATAAACAGAACAATAAACTCCTTCTCTCTTACCGATACCGCCACACAACCAGGATTTGCAGATACGTTTCATAGAATAATATCAGTTGGGGCTGCATATGATTTTGCACAGGCTAAGGGGATGGTAACCGCAATACAGTTGTTAGCTAACAGATTAAATTCTATGAAATCAGATTTACAAGAATTTTATTCTACAAGACAGTCAAATATTAAAAATGAAATAAGAATATTAAGAGAAGGCACTATTTAATATGAATAAAGAATATGGTTTTTTTAAATTAACAGGACTTGTAAGGATACAGCACTTTGGTGTTGATAATGATTTGATAGAGGATACTGGTTGGATGACTAATACAATATGTAATTCTGGCAAACATATGCTTGGGATGCTCTTATCTTCTGTTTCTGGCAGAAAGCCGTTCGGCTGGTTAGCCGTTGGTTCTTCGACAACCGCAGTAGCCGCAACAGATAGGACTCTCGCAGTAGAGATTACCGCATCTGGGTTAGGAAGGGCTGCTGCAACGATAACACAAACCAAAACTACTGTTGCACACGACTCAATCAATTTCTATAAACAATGGACAGCCTCTGGAAGTGTTACCGTTAACGAGATTGGAATATTTAATACTTCTACCCAAAACGCAGCAATAATGTTGGGAAGGAAATTGACTGGGGCTAAAGCGTTATCATCTGGAGAAACTTTAACAGCAAATTATAAGATAGTAATTTCATAAAATGGTTACCTTATATGAGAACTATACATTTGTTGGGACAGAACAGACGGAATTACATTCTGTTTATCAAGATGGTCAAACTTTTACGCCATCAACGGCACATAAAATAACAAAACTTACTGTCAAGTTATGGCGAGAGGGAAATCCAGGAACAATAACTGTTAGAGTATTTGCAACAAGTGGTGGAGTTCCGACTGGTGGGGTGTTAGCTAGCGGGACGTTAGATGGAAATGCAATGACAACTGATTCTAACGGTGCTGAATATGAGTTTGATTTGGGTGCGGGGTTTAACCTAGATGCCTCAACAATGTATGCCTACACCATAGATGGCGGAATAGACGAAAGTAATTCTATCCACGTAATTATAAAAACAGATGGAAGTTATTCTGGTGGAACAAGAATATCTAGTTCGGACAATGGTTCTTCTTGGTCAACATCTTCTGGCGACGGATATTTTAAGGAATCTGGAGACCCATTAGCACAAACAATATCGGTATTAGAGACAATATTACTGGGTGAGGCTAGGGCTGGAAATATCGATTCAATTAAACAGAGTGCCATTAATATAAGCGATAGTCTTAGTATTACAAAGGGATTTTTTACAACAGTATTAAGTTTATTAACAATTAACGATGAGTTTAGCACAAGGAATATTTGGAGTTTTTTGACTAAGAAAGCAAGTCCCAGTTGGGACAGTCCAAACAAATCTACTGCTCCAACCTGGTCTAATCCTAGCAAAAACAGTTCCAGTTGGTCTTATAAAAATAAAAGCTAATTAATATGCCCAAAGTAGTTATAGACAATTTCTCTGGTGGTCAATCACCAACAGATAGAGATAAAACAGATGGAAGATATGCGGTTGGTTATGGAATAGACATCCATAGAGATTTTGGTTACATAAGACCAGCGTATATGGCTACAGACATTACTCCAACAGATATGACCCAGGTGATAGTTGATATTTGCCCTTATAATGGAAAGGCATTCCTTCTTGGTACTAATTGGATTTGGGGCATTTCTGACGTAACGACTAATACTTTTTACAACAACTCTGCTGGATTTGTTACTGGTGGGGTTGGACACGGTTACTACAATACTGGCAATTCTAACGTCGGAGAGAGTCTTGCTATTTATCAGACAAAGATTGCTGCAGCGGCAGCTGCAGATAAATTATTCTATTTCTATAATATAACTGGTGGGGGCGGGGCTTTCGGTATGTATGATTTGGTGGACACATTTGATGATGATTGGAGTTCTACTGTCCCAGCTGGAGCTGCAGCACTAGAGAATGCACCGCACCCAAATCTTCCCTGGAATTCTATGTTATGGTTTGGCAACGGAAGATATTTGGGTAAGTTTAATGGCAACCTTGGAGATAACGGGACTCTTTCCCCCCAATTTTTTGACCTTGGCGTCGGTTGGATAATTACCTCGTTATTTACTTCTCAAAACTTCCTGGGTATCTGTGCTTACAAACCAACTACCGCTGGTGAATATGGAGAATCAGCCGTCTTTTTCTATGACGGTTCTGCTCAAAATTGGAGTTATAAGGTTCAGATTAAAGCTGAAAGGATATTATCATCTACTAATTCTCTTGACGGTGTCCACTTAACGATAAGAGATAATAATGGCAAATTAGCTCTCATTAAGTTATCCGACTCTGGTTATTCAAAAATACAAGATTTATCTATTGAAGTTAGTGGGGTTAAGTATAACTTTGAAAATACAAAAGGATACAAAATAAACTTATATAATGAAAGGTTGCTTATCCCAGTGGGTCGTAACACAACTTCCGCCGTCCCATTTGGATTAATGCAGTATGGAAGGATTAACGCCGATTCCCCATTAGCATTATTCACTAGCCACCTAATGAGTACCACAGACTCTTCATCTGTTGGTGCTGCAAATGTTGTCGGAGAAAATATAATTTATCTATCTGGTTCGGTTGGTACTACTGAAAAGATTTATGCAATAAGTGGAGTCATAGCTGGAAATAACACAGCAACTTATAAGGGTAATTATAGTGATTTTGGTCAAAATGTTAGGATAAATTATATAAAAGTGTATTTTAAACCATTAATATCTGGCAATCGAGCAACTGTTGGTTTGGACATAGACTATGGTTCATCTTTGGTTTTAGGTATAGGAAGTGGTAACATAAATTATGGCAACGATGCAGCAATAACAAAAAAAAGATGGGATATAAAGAGACTCTGCCATTCTTTTAGACCAACAATAGAATGGTTGTCTGGTGGAGTATCTATTAGTAAAATAGTAATAGACTACGATTTCGTAGATGATATATAATATGGACGCAGAAACAAGAGATGAGTTAATAAAACTTAAGGGACAATTTGACAATATAGATAAAAAGTTTAATGACTTTAAAGATTTGGTCGCCAAAAACGAGAAATGGAATAATCAAACACCATACGAAGATATTAAATATTATCCGATGTTAAAAGTCCGTCTGTTTTATGGTGGCATACCAATTCTATCTACGGTCAGTAATATTGCTATTAGCGACTTGTCAAAATTTAATGGTCAGCTATTCTTAATTAATTCAACAAATACCAACGGAGCAAGGAGTACACTAGCTTTTAGAATAAATAATACGACAACAACAGTAGATTCAGTATCAGTTTATAGCACAACAACAAATTTAAAGGGTTCGCAAGGGCAACTATTAGTAATTAATGCTACAGGTAATACAACACCGAGAAAAGTGTTAGGTATTCAAATTGGTAATACCGTATCAACCGTAGCTCTAACATAATATGGCTTCATTTGGAGAAACACTTAGAAAATATACATCAGACAAAGTAACAGCTGGATTAAAGAAGGTGGGTGGAACGGTAAAAGATGCTTTTATGCAGGGAGTTCAGAATACTGGTTTGCCAGCAACTATATCTAATATAAAATCTCAGGTAAAAGATGCTGCTGATTATTTAATACAGCCACCATCAATTGTCCAACCATTGTCTACTAAAAAAACCGAAAACAAGCCGTTAACCCTTGATAATACAAGTATTTCTAACCCAGTAATCGACGTTTCTAATGCTCCAGTTAATCCACTTGACACCTCGAATATAAAAACAACTGGAGATACAACTGGAAATGATATAACTAATATACAGGGAGAAATTGATAAGATAAAAGGCGGTACTACTGGGCAGGACGGAGGGGCAAATGAGCCGAATGCCTACGATAAGATATTGGAAATGTATAATGCTGGGAAAGAACAGATAGGTGGGGTCGCAGCCGCACCGACACTAGAGGAGGCAACTAATGCGGTATTAGCTAAGTTTGGGTACACACCAGAGTCTTTTAAACAAGTTTCTGACCTTAACAACCAACTAACAAGTATGAATCAGCAATTAGCTGATTTAGATACAAAAGAACAAGAGGAAATTAGTAATGCAACTGGCGTTGCTGGAACTTCCTCTGATTTTGCCAACGGTGAGTCTGCTAGAATACAGAGAAAATATGCGATACAAAAAGCTGGATTAGCTGCCAAAGCCTCTCTTATAACCTCTCAAATTAGTGTTTTACAGGGTGCATACGATAAAGCAGAAGAATCTGCAAAAGCGTATGTTGATTATGCTACTAAAGAAAGACAGCAAATAATTAGCGATATTAAGTATTCTATGGATTTCTATAAAGAGGTATATGAAAAAATGGACGCTTCTGACAGGCAGAGAGTCAATGACTTACTTGATAATAATATAAATCTATTAAAGATAGAGCAGGATGAAAAGTGGGCTGAGGCTAATTATAATTTGGACTTATGGAAAGCGAGTAACACCGCTGGAAGTAATGCCAACCTTGATACTTGGGCAAATGGATTAATGACTGGTCAATTTGGCATATCTAATGTGCCAATGGGTTTAAGAGATGCCGTCTTGGGGAGGGTTAATGAATTGGGTGGGAACATAATATCTCCAACATTTGCTAAGGCTGCCAAAGATTCTATCGCAGCATTTAATACCGCAGAAGGAATGTTGAACACAATAGAACAGCTAGCCATTCCAGTAACCCAGGCTGGTAATTTTGTTACCGCTAATCTGGGAGGAATTCTAAACTGGATAGGTGGAAAAACTGGGGCAAGTGCAGAC